CATGGCGCAGGTGCATCCGAGCATCACCGTGTACCGCAACGACGACGGCGACCGCGGCAACGTGGTCGCCACCGCGCCCATGAGCGTCGAACAGGCGCACGGCGTCCTGTCGAAGATTCTCGCCGGGGTGAAGCTATGATGCCGCACCTGATCGGCCTCGACCCGTCAATCATGCTGTACCGGGGTCTGAGCGCCGCGCTCCCGGAGATCACGTTCGGCTGGGACATGCCCGAGGGCGACGGGCCCAAGTGCCTCATGGTGGT